GGTAAAAACTTATCTTTACTTGATATAAGATTTGCAAGAACAATTAATAGAATACAAAAATCAATGATTGCTGAATTAAATAAAATAGCAATCATACATTTATTTTTATTGGGGTTTGAAGATGAATTAACCAACTTTACTTTAAGTTTAAATAACCCATCTAAACAAGGTGAGTTGTTAAATTTAGAAATATGGAAAGAAAAAATAACTCTTTATAAAGATGCCACTGCAGAAATTGCAAAATCATTGGCACCTGTATCAGGGTCATGGGCTAAAAAACACATTTTAGGTTTTTCTGATGAAGAAATAAGGTTAGATGTACAACAACAAAGAATTGAAAGAGCGGTTTATGCCGAATTAGAAAAAACTGCGGAAGTAATTACTAAAACAGGTATATTTGACAATATAGATAAACTTTATGGTAAAAAAGAAGGGGCACCAGCGGCTGGGGGAGAAGCTGGAGGAGAAACAGGTGCAGGAGCACCACCACCGCCAGGAGGAGAAGAGGCTGGAGGAGCACCTCCACCACCACCAGGAGGAGAAGGTGGAATGCCAACAGAAAGATTAGTAAGAAATGATTTAGATTTAATATTAGAAAATACATTATTTAATAGTCCCGAAACTATAGATTTATCTAAAGGTAGAAATTCTTTAGTCGAAATAGATCAAAAATTGAAAGATTTAATAGATAAGTAATATTTATAACTAAAAAAGATATGAATACTTTTGGTACAATTAAAACAAAAATAGAAAAGGCATCAACTAACCTTTATCAAAAACCGCAATTTAAAAATTTTATGAAAGAATTTAAAATTATGGTTTTAGAAAATAAAGATATTTCTGAATTATACTACATATATGATGACTTATCTACAAATAAAGGATTAGATAAAGATTTGGCCGAAGATTATCTAAATGAATCTTTAGAGTATTCTCAAATTTTAATTTCAAGTTCAAAAAATATTATTAATAGGTTAGATACATGGGTTTCTAAATATATAAAAGAATCTAAAAACAATTATAGAGATATTGATAATGCAATATATAATAAATCTATAAGAAATTTAGAGTCAATACTAGAATCAAAAAATATAATTAAAAAAACATTAATTTCTGAAAATAAAAAATCAGAATTAACAATACAAGAAACAAATTTACCAATATCTTCTATGGTAAAAATCGCAAATGAAACATTAAAAAAAGAAATAAGTTTAAATGAATCTGAACAAAAAGAATTAAATGAAATACTTTCTTTAAATGGAGATGATCTAAAAGAAGAATTTACAAAAACAAAAAAAATAGTTTTAGATAATTTAAAAAACTCAATTAATGAATCAAAAGATAACGATTTAAATAATACAATTTCAAAAACAATTGAAAAAATTAAAGAGTCTAAATGTAATCATTATGAATATTATAAACTTAAAAAATTAAGTTTAGGTTTATGACAAAATTTTTTAAATCTCTTTTAGGTTCAGGGTCAACCACACTATCATCAAAAAGGTTTGTAGGTATAATTTGTGTTATAAGTTTAATTGTAAGTTTAATGGCGTCTGTATTTTCACAAGGAACTCTTTGTCCTGACGAATCATTAGTTGACGTTATTGGGTTATTGGCGTTCGGTTCTTTAGGTTTAACCTCAACAGAATTAATATTTGGAAAAAAAATAGATAATAAAAAAGATCAAGAAGAAGTTTGATTTTTTTGTCTATATTGAGCCTTTTTTTTCTGAGCTCTTTTTTTAACTGAAGGTTTTGTAAACTCTTGTCTTTCTTGTAATTTTTGAATTTGTTTTGTTTTATAAATTTTAAACTTATAAGTTTTTAATGCTTGTTCTAAAGACTTTTCGTTTTTTACTGGAACTATTATCATAAATTTTTTTGGTTTTATTATATAAATATTAGGATATTTTTTAAATTTTGACAAGTACTTAAAGTTTTATTATAATTGTTAAAACAATAAACTTGTAAGAAATGAAAAATGAAAAAAGGAAAGACATCAAAACTAAACATTTTTGATGATGCAAAATGTCACTACGGAACCGTTGACTCAAAAGAATTAAAATCAATTTATGTTGTGCTACAAACTTGGATAGAACCCATAACTGACGAAGAAAATTGGAATAGGATTACAGGAATTTTAAAACGGCAAATTTTACACACATTATTAGAAGTTGTTGAGTTTACAACTTTTGAAAAAAAACAGATTGTTGATCTTGATTTAAGAACAAGCGGAATTCAAAAAAATAAAAAAAGTTTTTTAAATTTAGAAATAACTTTATTTGTTCACGATAAAAATTTAGACTTCAAATCATTAATTTTAAGGTCAAAAATAAAAAAAATAATGTCATCAATATATCACGATGATCTTAAAAATTCAAAGTATTTTACATTAAGTAAAACAAAAATTAAAGAAACCATAAGTATCTAATATTTATTTTAAAAAAAATACTATGAAAATATTAGGACCAAGTGACACAGGTAAAGGGATTTTAGTTGAGTGGGATGCAGGAATTATTAACCCAAATGAATATAGAAACAGTCAAGTAATAAAAGAATCTTATGGACAGTTAGACCATTCTAAACCTTTTGTGTTTTATGCGACATTACAAAAATATGGGGTACCAAATAGAAATGGTAGAATATATCCTGAAAAAATATTAAAAAGAGAAGCCGAAAAATATAAGGAAATGATTAATAGAGGAATGTCAATTTCTGAACTTAATCACCCTGAATCTTCACTTATTGATTTAGATAGAGTAGCTCATTTAATAACTGATGTGTGGTGGGAAGATAACGTATTAATGGGTAAAGTTAAATTATTAACTTCTCCAGGTTTTCATGAAAGAGGTATTATTTCTTCTAAAGGAGATGTTGCAGCAAACATGATGAGACAAGGTGTTACTATGGGAGTCTCTTCTCGTGGTGTTGGGTCTTTAGTTAAAAAAGGAGAACAAAATGAAGTACAAGAAGATTTTGAATTAATTTGTTTTGACCTTGTTTCATCTCCATCTACGCCGGGAGCATACCTTTATTTAAATAAAGAAGATAGACCAAAGTATGAAGAAAAATTAACTGAACACCAAAGTGTAGAATCAAATCCTTTAGGTAAATCTATTGACTTAATGAAAAGATTATCCGATTATTTGGATAAATAAATTTATAAGACATGGATGAAAAATATTTCGTAGCAAAAGTAACAACCGATATGGTTGATGAAAACACAGGAAAAGTAAAAAAACTTAAAGAAGAAAAATTGGTTAAAGGTTATAGTCCTACCGATGTAGAAGCTAAAGTAACTAAAGTTTATGAAACTTACACAATGGATTGGAGAATAACCGCAATCGTTGAAAGTAAAATTGATGAGGTAATTGAATAATTTTTAAGTAAAATTTTTATTAAAAAGGGAATACAATATGTGTTCCCTTTTTTTGTGCTTATTAATTATTTCTTTTTAAACCATAAAAAAAACTAACTTTTTTAAAAATCTGCATATTTATTTAGTAAAATAAACGCATAACACATTATATAAAAAATGAGTATGAAAGAAAAATCGGTAGTAGAAGACGCTTTATTACAAATAAAGGCGGTTGAGAACGCTATCAGTGAAAACGCAAAAGGAATACTTGCTTCTACTATGAAGGAAGAAATCAGTGAATTAGTAAGGGAATCATTAAACGTTCCGAAAAAAAGAAAATTACGTGAACAAGAAGAAGATCAAGAAGTTGATGTTGAAGACGAAGTAGAAGACGTAGAAGAACCTGAAACAGAAGAACCAGAAATGGAAGAACCTGAAACAGAAGAACCAGAAATGGAAGATGATGTTGAGGTAGATGCTGAAGTTGAGGGTGATCAACCAACAGATGAGTTACCACCATTAGATATGACACAAGCACCAATGAGTGATGTGATGAAAGTATTTAAATTAATGGGAGATGAAGATGGTGTTATTGTTAAAAAAGACGAAACAGGAATTCATTTATCAGACCCAAATAACAATACTGAGTATTTAATACAATTGGGTGACGAATCAAATAATCCTGAAAACATGATGGAAAATTATATGGAAGAAGGTGAGTGGAATGAGATTGATTCTTATACGGAACCAACTGAAAACATCTATGAATTAGAAATTGACGGAGAAAATCCTTTTGGAGAACAGGAAGACGAAATGTACGAAGAAGACCTTATGATGGGGGAATACGGAGAACAGGAAGACGAAATGTACGAAGAAGACCTTATGATGGGGGAATACGGAGAACAGGAAGACGAAATTGAACCTTCAATGTACGAAGAAGATCAAACTGTTTATGAAATAGACCAAGAGACTTTGGAGTCAGTTTTAGAATCTTTTAAAGCAAAAGGTATTGGTATGGGTAAACCAAAATTAGGTATGCCTAAATCAAGTGTTAATATGAAAGGTTTTAAAGAAGATAGAAAATCAGGAGGTAAAGGTATGACAGGTAAAGGACCTAAATTTAAGTATCCTTCTATTAAACACGGAGTTACTGAAACCGAAATGGATGAAGAAGAATTCAACGAATGGGAAGAAGAAAATAACGAAGGTTTAGTTGATAATATGGAAAATTTAGATGCGGAAACTACTGAGGCATCAAGAACTATGACATATAGAAGAAGAGCCGAAAGAGGTAGAGTTACCGCACCAAGACAAGTATCTGAGTCTCAATACAAACAAGTGGAATTGTTAAAAGAAAAAAATGAAGAATATAAAAAGGCGTTGGATTTCTTTAGAACTAAATTAAATGAAGTTGCTGTATTTAACTCTAATTTGGCTTATTCAACAAGACTATTTACAGAACACTCAACCACTAAACAAGAAAAGATTAATATTCTTAGAAGATTTGACTCAGTTGAAACTTTAAAAGAATCTAAAAATCTTTATCAATCAATCAAAAAAGAATTAGGAGGAAAAGAAAGTCAACCGATAGTTACAGAATCTATCGAGAGAAAAGTTATTAAAACACCACAGACTGGATCGGCAACTAATTTGATTGAAAGTAAAACTTATGAAAATCCTCAATTCTTGAGAATGAGAGATTTAATGGCAAAAATTAAATAAAAAATAAACTTTTTAAAATTACTGTATATTTATATACATAAAATAAAAATAAACTCTAATTAAAAATTAAAAAATGGGAGCATTATTAGAATCAGGTCTTGTTGGTAACATTGGGTTAAAACACCTTAAAGTTATCAAAGAAGATACAATCAACAAATGGGATAGATTAGGATTCCTAGACGGTCTAAGAGGACACGTTAAAGAGAACATGGCACAATTATATGAAAACCAAGCGTCTCACCTAATTAATGAAGCGGCATCAACTGATAGTTCAGGTTCTTTTGAAACAGTTGTATTTCCTATCGTTAGAAGAGTATTCTCTAAATTATTAGCTAACGATTTAGTATCAGTACAAGCAATGAACTTACCAATCGGTAAATTGTTCTACTTTGTACCTAAAATTCAAGGGTATAATACTGGTAATGAGCATTTTTCACCTATCGGTGCAGATGGTGGTCCTTCACAAGCGGATTCACAAGCGGCTTATAATTCAGGAAAAAACCTTTATGATAGATTTTATGAAGGAACTGAACCAGGTTTAGATCCTGCAGGTCTTTTTGACTATTCAAAAGGAGCATTTTCATCTATTACTAAAAACGCAACTACAGTTGCATGGACTAACGGTGAATTAGTTCCTGCAGCATATACTTTAACAGGTGGAACAGTTGCGGCAACAGGTGCTAACGGTGGTCCTGTTTATAGAAAGGCGTTAATTGTTATGTCAGGTTTCTCTTCTGCAGGTGCAGGTAAATTAATTGGTCCTGATGGCCAAGAAATGGATAACGAATCATTCTTAACTGATTTAAGAGTAAACGCAGTTTCTACAGGGGCGTTTTCAGGAGCAGGTTCAGGAGATTTATTATTTAGAGTCGTAACTCAAAAATATGGTAAAGGTATCGTACAATACGGTTCACAACAATCTACAACTTTCTATAGTGGTTCTTATCCAGGAAATGGTGGATCATATGATAATATTTGTGACGCAACGGGTCTAATTTATTTAGAAGTTGATTTACAAGAACCGGCTTCTATTGGGGCTGCTTCTCTTGATGGTTATTCAGGATTAACATTAAACGTTGCTGGTACTGCAACTGCAGGTTCACAATTTACTTGTGCTTTTAGAGTATATAAAGAATTGGAATTTGAAGACAAAATTGGTGAGGTTTCTTTTGACTTAGAGTCAGTTACTGTATCTGTAACAGAAAGAAAACTAAGAGCACAATGGTCACCTGAATTGGCACAAGACGTTTCTGCATTCCATAACATTGATGCTGAAGCTGAATTAACTGCTTTACTTTCTGAACAAGTTGCGGCTGAAATCGATAGAGAAATCTTGAGAGATCTTAGAAAAGGTGCGGCTTGGAATTTAAGATGGGATTACAATGGATGGAAAAGAGGAACAACTGCAAATCCATTAACTCAATACACTCAAAAAGACTGGAATCAAACATTGATTACTGCAATTAACCAAGTTTCTGCACAAATCCACAAGTCTACACTTAGAGGTGGTGCTAATTGGATTGTTGTTTCTTCTGAGATTTCAGCTATCTTTGATGACCTTGAGTACTTCCACGTATCTAACGCTTCACCTGAGCAAGATCAATACAACATGGGTATTGAAAGAGTTGGTACATTATCAGGAAGATACCAAGTGTATAGAGATCCTTACTTCCCACCTAACACAATCTTGTTAGGACATAAAGGTTCTTCATTGTTAGATACAGGATACGTTTACGCTCCATATGTACCTCTACAATTAACACCTACAATGTATAACCCATTCAACTTTACACCTATCAAAGGTATCATGACGAGATACGCTAAGAAAATGGTTAACAACCGTTTCTATGGTAGAATCACAGTTGATGGTGTTAGAACATTCGACTTGAGAGAATTGAGATAATCAATATCTTTACATAAGGAAAAGGTCAGAGAAATCTGACCTTTTTTGTTATATGCTAATTTATAATATGGTTTTAAACATAAAATAACATTAAAGTTTATTTTATACCGAATAATCTTTAGTATTCAAATATTTATAAGTAAAACCACTTAATTATGAAAAACTATCTTACAATATTATTTACGTTTATTTTCTTAAATTTCTTTTCACAAGGTGTAGGGATAAATTCAGATGGTAGTAATCCAGATAACTCATCTATTTTAGATGTTAAATCAACATCAAAAGGTATGTTGATACCTAGAATGTTACAATCTGAAAGAAGTTCAATCTCCTCACCCGCAAGTGGGTTATTAGTTTATCAGACTAATGGTACTTCAGGATTTTATTTCTATGATGGTTCTTCTTGGGTAAGATTAGCGACAGGGACTGAATCTTTGTATACTGCGGGTACAGGGATTAGTGTTGCGAGTAATACAATCACAAACACAAGTCCTGATCAAACAGTGTCATTAACAAGCGGTGGGGCGACAACAATAACTGGAACTTACCCTAACTTTACAATATCATCAACAGATGATAATAGTGGAGGTACATTAACAAGTGTAACGGCAGGGAGCGGACTTAATGGTGGTACAATCACTGCGTCAGGGACAATATCGATGCCAAATGTAGGTACTGCCGGAACATATGGTTCATCTACTCAAACTCCCGTATTAACAACAGATAATCAAGGCAGAATAACATCAGTTACAAATACAACAATAAGTGGTGTCGAACCATCTGCAGGTAGTACAAATTATATACAAAATGGAACATCAACTCAAACATCTGCAAATTATAATATAGATGGTAACGGTACTTTAGGTGGTGATATTAACATTAATGGTTCTGATATAAATGGTCCAGGTATCTCAGGTGGGTCTAATGGTATTTTAAGAGTGAATAGTAATACTGATATTAGAATGGTGTTAGATAAAGACGCCAATGGTACTCAATCATTTGATATTGCTCCGGATGGTGGTTCAACATCTGTATTTTCTGTCACTGAGGCTGGTAATGTAACCACTAACGGTTATGTTAGAATGTTAGAGGCGGGTGCAACACCAACACTTTATACTACACTACAAAGTGGGGATTTAAGTTCAAATCTAACTTTAACATTACCAACCTCTGCTGGGACTTCTGGACAAGTTTTACAAACTAATGGTTCTGGTATTACTTCTTGGTCAACAAAGGCGAATAAATTTAACATTAATTTTACTAACGGAACGGGACTATCAGTTGCTGCTAACCTTTGGTATACTTTAACGGCATCTCAAACATTAACATCTACGGCTCAAGGAACATCTCCAGATAGAAGTGGATTAGCGGTTCCTATTCAAAATGCTTTTACATTCACTGCAACACAGGCTTGTACTATGACTGGATTTAGAATGTGGATTTCAAATAGTACAACAAATAAAATATATGCCGTATCCGTTTATAAATACCCCATAGCAGAAAATGCAACAGTTTTAGGTACAGGGGCGGCTTTAATTGCTTCAACTAACGTAACAGTTTCACCAACTGTTGCTTACGGAATGACATCAGTCAATATAACTCCTACTGCAACAACAATAAATGCGGGGGAAGTAATTATGATAATGATAAAATCATCCTCTACTGCTAGTCAAACAGTTTACTTAAACGGATCAATGGAATTTACTAACCAATGATAAAATTTATACTCATATTATTTTTTCCATTGTGGATTTATTCACAAGGTTCATTAGTTGTGTCTAGTGGTACAAATATAGTATCAACAAATAACCCAATTGTAAATTTATATAACACCAATTTATCCAATAACACAGGAACGAACAATTTAGGTTCAGGTACAATATGGGGATTTACTGGAAATGTACCACAAAATATAAACGGAACAAACATCACAAACTTTCACGGTTTAAGATTAAATAACGCAAACGGTTATACTTTATCATCCA